AGGCACACTAAATGTTACACTATTTGTTCCATCTCCCACATCAAATGCTTCAGGATCATATGTTATTTCTTGATTATATGTGGTTAGATTGGTAAGTAGAATCGTAGGATTTCTTGGGAAGATTCCGCCCTGTCTCCAAGTAACTGTTATAGATTGATTGTTTAAGTATAAAGTATCATCAGTTTGAACATCGGTTATAAACTGTAAAAAGCTATCTTGTGTATTGAGATTAAAATCAGTTGTTAGAATTGGAGTAGCTTCTCGTTCTGGACCAAACAAATAAGAACGCATTACAAACTGTAAAGTGCTAACTACAGTTCTACGATTTCCAAATCCACCTTCGTAATCATTTCCAATTTTTGAAGCAACTAAATTGATTGGAACATCGATTCCTCTTGTAAGAGTCTTATCAAAGTCCATTGTCAGAATATATTCTGGAGTAAAATATGGAGCAATTTGTTCTATAATCTGGAAATTTTCTTCAATATTTCTAGTATAGACTGTAAGATTGAATTGCATCAAGCAAGGATATTCGCCAATTTTTATCTTTGCTTTTGTTTCTCCATCTTCTTGATAAAATAGTTTATTAAATTCTAGTTTATTTCTATGTCTCTGCGTATCGTATTGCAGATTAGACATATCAAAACTCATCATGGGAAGAGTTATTTGAAGCTTATCTTTTTCAGAAATACTTGATGGATTTTGTAAGCGGCTAATGTACTTTTCTTTTCCACCATAAACAAGAGGAACTTTGATTTTTTTAGAATCAGAATCATCCTCTCTATTGACATAAATGTTATTAAATAGCGAAGCAAATGCTATCGTGTTCTTTTTAATACAATCGTTATAAAATGAATCAAACATTGTTGTCCTGTATTATAGCTTTCTTTGAACTTCTTTCTTTATTTATCATGTCTTGAAGATCCAAAGTTGAACCCACAAATATTGCATTGTTTGTTTGTTTAATTGTGGTTTTTTCACTTTCACTTACTTTAACATGAACATCCATAAGATCTTTATTGATTTCTGATAGGGCTTTAAGCATATTTGTAGCCACTTCATATGCTCTAGGCGAGTCTCCGTCTTGGGCTACCTGAAGAATGCCATCTAAAGCTAATTTACCTTTTTCGAGTATTTCTCTTATATTATCTCTAGCATATTCATAATCATCATCAACATTCTTCTTTACAATGGAAGATTCTTTCTTCATTGTAGCTGGAGTTGAAATTTCTAAAAAAGTATTAAGTTTTTCTTTGTTCGTTATATCTGCCATTTAAATACCCTCTGAAAACGGATTATCCTCACTATAATCAATTAGGCTTGGCGTAACTCCCGTGTAGTAATCACTTACTAATAGATCAAATGGATTATCAATATCTGAAATGTTATCGGTCTCAGTATTGTAGTAGGTGACAACATTAGATGATGTAGCACCAGTCATAGATGCGGTTATACCAAATTCGTTCGACACAACAACATCTCCAGACACAAAGGTTCCCTTGATCGGAGATAGTGTAAGTTGCTTGACACTTGTACTGTAATTGACAATTGCTGCTGTCTTTGGCGATGAGCCGAATGTATATCCGTTCTGATATAGTTTGTCTCCTATGGTAAATTCATTCGTGAAAGTACCACCCGCCTCATTGACAAACAACGAATATGTTTCTTTTGAACGATCCATAATCGTGTCCAACGGAGAATCTGTATTGAATTCTTCGTGCGAGAAGACGAAAGTTTCGCAGAATAAAGTATAAGTGTATAATTTACCTAACTGATAAAACGGAGTTTCATGCTCAACAAAGTTGATTTCAAAAAAGGTTTTTGACAAGGGAAAATAAATCAAATCACCTTCTCTTGGGCGAGTTATATTAGTAAATCGTTCAGTTATTTCTTTGGTAAATCTCTTCTTTGAAACAACTAAAGTGACATCGTCCTTTACTTCAATTCCAAATCTAGAAGCCAAATCTCCTGCACCACCAAATCCATTTACTGTAGCAGGATACATTTCTATTTCTATTTTGTTATTAAATGAAGATAAAGGATCTTCTCCATATAAAACAGAAATATTATTATATTCTCTTGGAATGTAAAAACAGTTTTTACCCATCATTTTGATCGTTTCAATAACGATGGATTCTGTTACATTTTGCTCACCAGAATAATTATCTCTAAAGTAAGGATTAGTTGCCATTTTTATCCTGTCATGAAATCAGGTGGATATTCATATGCAGATCTTACTTGTTCTTCAAGAATTGCTATTTCTTGTATTGCTTCTGAAAATATAGAAGATCCTCTTGTCACGATACCACCGGGTAACTGAACTCCATCAAATTTTGATAAGTTTGCTCCCCATTGTCTCTTTATAAGAGCTGTGACATACTTCTTAAGAAGAATATCATTGTAAATTTCTGGATATCTCTCAGGATCTAGAATTACATAAGCCTCTACAGCCAAATGTGTTCCGGGCTGCATGTCTGACCAGTCAGTTTCTATCTGAAGTTTATTTGTAACTTTTGAGAAGCGAATTGATCTTTCTGGATCAAACATCATCTCAATCAATCTGATATATCTTTTTGCGATATCATAAGTTGCTACTGGTGTGGAACCACTTGTATTTAAATTGGTATTAATACCAAAGAAGTCATTCAATGCCAATTGATATCGAATATCAAAAAAGTTATTTGAACTATGTGTGCCAAAGGGAAAAATTCTTATTATCGATAAAATATCACGGCCATCTGGTCTACCGGAAGTATCTGCTCCAACCATGGGACCAAATGCATCAGTATTAACATATTTACGGTCTATATCTTGCTGTGTAATTACATAATCAAAATAGCAACGATCCACCCCATCAAAATGCCTTTCGGCAAAAAACTGGAGTGCATCGTCAAGCCTATCGTAGGCTTGCTGCATATCTACATTTATTTCGATTACAGGCGATCCTAGAGACCTAAAAGCGTAGTCTATTAAAGATTCTCTTGAGTTTGGTGCTGGCATACTATTATGTATGCTGCACTAAATTCCTTACTCAGATTTCTTAAATATGTCTTTTAGCTCTTCTTGTGATACTTGTTTTGATAAACCAAGAGCAGCCGGATTAAATTCGTGCTGTGTAACTGCGATTGATTGTACATCGTTAAAATCCATGTTTTCGATGTAATATTTTCTTGTTATGGGTTCATTTGCTTCATCTGGATTGCTTTGCTTATAGTTAGAGAATCCGGGCATTGCAAGCGGACAAACTAGATGCGGAAAGTCTAGCTTGGAATACTCTTCCGCTGTTCCATTTAGCCATGTAGCCTTTTTATCGCCACATCCGCAACCACCACAATAGAACTTTCCTTCAGTTGAAGATTTCTTTAAATGCTGGCAAGGAGGAAGTTCTCCACCAGTTGATTCGTTTCCAAAACAACTCAAAACTCTTAGCTGCTTTATTTCTTTTGGGGCTTTTTCTTTGGATAAACCTCTAGAAGCATATGCTAATGCAAAGCCTTGAATCATAGTATAAAGTTTTTTTACATCTGTTTTTCCAGACGAAATATCTCTAAAAATTCTTACTTTATTTCCATTACTATCTTTACCTTTATTACAACCACAACTCACGATTCACCTCCATTATGGATAAAATGTCAATCCGTTTAGATATGTAGCACTGTTTGTAAGACCCGTAATTCCACTATTATAGAAACTAAAGATTGGTTCGAAATTTCCTGTAAACCCAGAAACTGTACTATACATGGTGGAACTTAATGACACAATATATCTATCAGCTCCAGGAATGCTCGGGTCAGATGTTCCATCTGAATTATCTCCCAAATCATTACTTGAAGTAGCTCCACTATATCCTTCAGTCTTTGAAAGACCGACATAATAGTTTGTGGCTGGAGCTAATGAAAAGAACGTGCTTGCAGATCCAGGATTATCATAATGAACCCATGTCCGTAATCCTGCATCTGTCTTTACCAAATACCATCCTGTTCTAAATTGAACTTGAATGGTATTTGTTGCTGTTTGTGTTAAACCTACTAGTTTTGTGTCACTTCCTATAGTATCTGTCTTTGGGTACAAAGGAATGGCTCCATCCCACTTAGGAAAGTCTAGGTTGTTACTAAAGCATTCTTTTGCCCAAGCACCAAGCATTTCAAAATTTAGAGTATTGTCCAGTAATCTTTTTTCCTGTAACTCGTTCAATTCAGATGCTTGTAGTGGATTACCCGGTTGGAAAGCAACTAATTGATTGTTTGAAAAACCAAAGGTAGAACCAACGTCAGAATCATATGTTCTGCTATAATATGGCGATTGTTTTAACGGAAA